GCCCCAGTTCCAGAAACCAGTTATCTTCGTTTAGCTGTTCCAGATGCGCCCTGCCGACGACGACTTCATCAAGGCTCCCATTTTCGTCATACTCCATCCGGTCACTCATCTCGTCTCTCCTGTGTGGGGGTAGTGTGCCTCGCCTGCCCATTGCGCGGCGGCGGCGCGGGCGAGGCCGGGGAAGGTGCGGCTGCGATCTTTCCAGCGGTCAGGGCCGGGGGAGGCGCGATGCACGGCGGACCATGCCTTGTGCGCGTCGGTCCCGGGGCGCGGCGGTGTCAGCCGGTCGGTCGGCACCAGCGGCGGCAGGCCGCGCAGGTAGAAGCCCGTCGCCTTGAAATAGGGATCGCCGAACCACCAGGGCTGCACGATCTGCGGGCGGGGCAGATCGGCGGGAAGCCGCTCCCGGGCATGGCGGTGCATGATGGGGTTTTCCACCGCCACGCGCGGCACGGGGGCCTGCCAGCAGGCGGCAAAGAGCGCGGCACCGTCATCGAGGTCGGCCCACATCTGCGCCCGCGTCCGGCCCGGGGGCGGCGTGTGCAACCAGCGGACGCCGGAGTTGCAGAGCCGGGTGCAGGGCGGATGCAGGACGGCCAGCAGGTCCCATCCATCGGCCAGATGGTCGCGCACGTCGCCGATGATGTGGCGGTTGCTGCCATCCTCGGCGGGCAGGAGGTCCACCGACCACACGTCATGGCCAAGCGCGGCGAAGGCCCTCCGCATCCGGCCGGAGGTCTCGCAGCCGATCAGGATGCGGAGCGGATCAGGCATCGGGCACCTGTTGCAGCCCGGCCTCGCGAAGCCAGTCTGCCACGCACGCGGTCAGCGCGGACTTCGCGCTCAGTTCCGAATTGGCGCGGCCCTCGCGGGGGGTCGTGAAGTTTTCCAGCCATAAGCGCCAAGCGTAAGGGTGTTTGTGCTGGCCTTCACCGATGGGTGGAAACACCGCGCCCACCTCGATCTCGCCGAGCTTGGCCACGATCCGGCCTTTGGGGTGGACCTGGTGCCATGTCAGGCGGAGGGGCGGGGTCATGGGGTGGCGCTCCATCAACTCGGTTCTCTCTTGTTCCACGGCTCGCTCAAGTTTCGCGGTTCTCTCCATTGAGCTGGCTCGCTCCCAGCTAGCGGTTCTCTCATGTAGGGCGGCTCGCTCGATGTGATCGGTTCTCTCAAGGACCTCGGCTCGCTCGCGCACAACGGTTCTCTCTTGTTCAACGGCTCGCTCCTCGAGCCCGGTTCTCTCGGCATTCGCGGCTCGCTCGGCCACTTCGGTTCTCTCCACATTGACGGCTCGCTCCGGCTTGACGGTTCTCTCAAGTAAGGCGGCTCGCTCACATAGTGCGGTTCTCTCAACACTCACGGCTCGCTCCTCCAGCGCGGTTCTCTCGGCATTTTCGGCTCGCTCAACCGGACGGTTCTCTCGGCTTTCACGGCTCGCTCTGATCGTTCGGTTCTCTCCCCATATTCGGCTCGCTCGTGCATAACGGTTCTCTCGGTCTGCTCGGCTCGCTCCTGCGGCCGCGGTTCTCTCCTCTATGACGGCTCGCTCACTTCGCTCGGTTCTCTCAGTCAACGCGGCTCGCTCGTGAACTCCGGTTCTCTCTTTCAACCCGGCTCGCTCATACTCGTCGGTTCTCTTCTCGTGGGCGGCTTATCCGGGTGGCGGGGCGATGTAGTGGGCGTGACCGCCCTGGGCGATGGCAAAGGGGGCGGGCGGGGCCTCGCCGGTTTCGGCGCGGTGCCAGACCTCGTGCAGGTGCGACAGGAACAGCTTGACCGCGTAGCGTTCGGCCCGCAGGTGGATGCGCGCGGGCGGCAGGTGGCCGGCCTCGTAGTGCTTGCGGGCCTGCGTGTCTTCGCCGAAACGCTTGGCCGCGAGCGCGGCCCGGGCCTGTTCGGCATAGGCGCCGGCGGCGTTGCGTTCGGTCTCCCACGCTTTCCGGTCGGCATAGACCTTGCCATAGAAGGCATCGTCGTAGCCCGAGACCTTGACAAAACATTCGCCCGCGATCCAGCAGAGGCGCTTGAGGGCGGCGTTCCACGGACGCTTTTCGCCCTTGCCCCAGGTGACGGTCGGGTCGAGCCCGCAGAATCGCCACCAGTGGCCGACGGTGGGCTTGAGTTCGAGGCGCGACAGGAAGCCCGCGGCGATGACCGGGCCCACGCCCTTTTGCGCCATCATCCAGCGGCCGGCGGGGTGGGCCTGCGCGTAGGGGGTGAGCGCGGATTTGATCTGGCGTTCGAGCACGTCGGCCTGTTCGTGGAAGAATTGCAGGACGCCGTGAGGTTCGCCCGCATCGGTCGCGGCGCGGGTGCGGTTGGCGGCGGTGATCCGGTCGTGCTGGCGCTGGTAGTAGAGGTCCACCAGATAGCGCGCTTCCTCCTGTCCGAGGGTGGCGGCGGCCGCGCGCATGTCGCGGCGGAGCTTGGTCAGCGGTTCGAGAATGGTCATGCGTCCTGTCCTTTGCGCATCAGGGTTTCGATCATGTCGGGGATCACGACGCCGAAGGTGAGCGCCTCGATCGGGGTGCGGCCGCGCCGGGTTTCGTGGTGGAAGGCGGCGCGGGCGGGGGGCGGCAGGCGGGCGATGAGCGCGCCAAGCGGCAGGCCCGGGTCAGGATCGGCGGGGGCCGTCATTCGAAGGGGTCCGCGATGATGCCGGTCGCAAGCGCGGCGAGGGCGCCGATCAGGGCGATGGCGATGAAGGCGCCGATGGCGGTCAGCACGCCCAGGGCGACGGCGGCGGAGAGGGCGAAGATCCCGGTGCAGGTCATGGGGCGGTCCTTTCGAAGCGCGGCTCGAGGGCGCGCTGCATGGCGATGATGCGGGCAAGATCGACCTCCTGCCCGCGCCGGGATTTGAGGAAGACCCATGCGGCCTGCCGGCAGATAAGCAGGCTTTCGGGGTCGGTCACGGTGCGGCGGGCGCGGTCGATGTCGCGCGGCGGGCGGTGCAGGGGCGCGATCATGCGACCTCTCCTGCGGCGGCGCGGGCGCGGGTCAGGTGGTCGAACACCGGCCCGGCAAGATGCCAAGGGCTTGCGTCCTCCCGCAGGGTCAGGACGACCTTGCCCAAGGCCACGAGCGTCTGCCGGGCAAGTTCGGGGTCACCGGGCAACTGTTCGGTGGCCGCGTAGAGAAGCTGCGCCAGTTCGCGGGCGTGGGGCAGGGCGGCGCGCATCGCGTCGGTCGAGGGGAGGCGCGGGGTGTCGAGGATCGTGACCATCACGCGGCCTCGCCTGTCAGGCGGCCCTGATCGCGCAGGAGCGCGCAGGCCAGTGTGTGCAGCTCGGCCACGGTGGTGACGTCATCGAGGCTGCGGTCGCTGACCTCGATGCCGAGGGCGATTTCGAGGTCCATCGCGATCTCGATCATCTTGAGGCTGTCGGCGCGCAGGTCTGCCGCGATCGTCGTGTCGGGCGTGAGCGGCACGTCGGGCGCGAGGACGTCGGTCAGGATGCGATCGACCGTCGCCGCAGCTTGGGCGGGGGTGTAGGTGGCGGTGCGCATGTCAGCAGCCCTTGCGGGTGGCGGCGGATTGCAGGGCCTCGGCCTCGCCGCGCAGGCGGGCGAGTTCGGGGCCTACGTCGCCGGAGCCTATCCAGAGAAGGGCGGGCCAGAAGATGACGGCGGCGATCACGGCATTGGTCGCGTCGGCGGCGACGGCGGCCTCCTGCTGGCCGGTGACCTGGGCCAGGCGGGCGGAGAGGCGCGCGGCTTCGGCCCGCAGGGCGCGGCAGTCGTAGGCGTCGAAGGTGGCCGGGCTGACATAGGCCGGCGCGATGGTCGCGGGGTCTGCCGCGCAGGCCGAGAGCGCGGTCGCCGCCGCAGCGGCAAGGAGAAGGGGTTTCATCAGGCAGGTCTCCACACGGCGGGATGCCGATGGGGCAAGACCTATCTGGAACTTACTTCCACAGTCAAGCTATAAAGTGGAGAAATATTCTATTGTCAGAACGAAGCAGGAACTGCACTCTGGTGAGCAAAACAGGGGGGATGCGATGCCGTATCGGTTTCGAGACATGGTTGTGTTGTGCATTGCGCACCTGACGGGCGCGCAGATCCGGACGGTTTACGACTTGGTCGATAGAGTCGTGAGCCGTTCAACGATCTTTGGCTGGAGGTCTTGGGGCAAGTCGGACAGGTCGCCGCGATAGATATAGTTCAGGCCCGCGCGATACAGATAAGCGACTGCCATTCCTCGCGCGAGGTCGAACCCTTCTCTACCGGCCTCCACCTTGGTCAACGTGCTGCGGTCGAGTTTGATCGAGTCGGCAAACTGGGCCTTCGACAGATCGAGCGCCTCACGCAGAGCGGTGATTCGCCGTCCGACCTTGTCACGCCTGGCCTCGTCGGGAATCAGGAGGGAGAGAATCTTCTTCATACTGGTTGAGTGCCATCCCGGCGAAAAAACTTCCATCGAAGAGAAATCCATCTTGACGCGTAGAGAAAACTTCCATTACTGACGGTCTCATGACCGAACCCCACTCCATCACAGCCCTGATCGACCTCTGGCCCGCGCGGCGTGACCTCGCGGCCGACATCGGTGTCGCGGCAGAGCGGGTCCACAAGTGGGCCCAGACGAACGCGATCCCGGCGAAGTTCCATTACCGTGTCGTGACGGCCGCCGTCGCGCGCGGCTTTCCGGTCACGCCTGATCTGATGGTTCGGCTGCATGACCCGTCTCCCGACAGCCAGAGGGCGGCATGACTGCCGCCCGCCCCGATGACATTGCAGCGAAAGGACGCCGCATGATTGAAGGTCGCCTCATTCCCGGTTCGATCCGCGTGTCCGAGCCTATTGGCGAGGATGCGAGAGCCCGAGAAGCTCGTCTGAAGCTGCTGATAGCCGGGCCGCAAGGATCCGTGCGGATTCTGGGGACAGACATACTTGAACCCCTCGTGTCTCGGGCGACGACCGGCCGGTGGCGGGGTCTGTGGTCGCGGCTTCGTAGAGCCGTGCAAAGATGACCCCGGTCTGCGCAAACTCGACGATGCCGGTGCGGATGGCGGTGACGAATTCGCCGTGCAGCCGGCCGTCGGGTGCGTGCAGCAGGCCGTCCTGGCCGATGGTCGGGTCGTCTGGCGTTGTCATGGCTGTCCTTTCGCCTGGGGTGAGTCGTGCGCGCAGGATAGCCGGACTTGAGCGGGGGGCGACATGACTGCCGCCCCCCGTCATCCTTTCCATGTTGCCTCGTCTGTCCCTGCACAGGACCAAGATGGGGGACGTGCGATGAAAAATCCTGCCAATTCGTTACCGGGTGATGCGGCGGCGTCGCGGCGCTGGTTTGCGGGGCTGCTCTGGCGGGCGTTTCCGTCGCCATCGGAGCATGAGCTGGCGGTGAAGGCGGCGCGGGTGCTCGATGTGTCGCCGCGGCAGGTGCGCAACTGGCTGCGCTGCGAGCATGACCCGAGCCTGCGGTATGTGACCGCGGTGATGGTGATCGCGGGGGCGGAGATCGTGCTGGGCCCGGGGGCGGTCCGGTGAGGCGGGCGGTGATCTACATCCTCGGCCGGTATTGCGAGGTCCGCGCCGACCGCGCGCTGCAGCGGTATTTCGCGCTGCGCGAGGCGGCGGAAAAATTTTTCCGGCGGCTGGACGGGGGCGGGTCGTGACCGCGCGCCCGGGACCGGCCGCCTGTCCCGAGATCGGGGGGCGAGCGCATGCGCCCCGCGACGGTGTGTCCGCCTCTCCTCCCTGACGGCGGGCACACCACCCTTTTCATTCCAGAACGGAGGCCGCGATGGCGCACCCGGACTTTTCAGACGCTTTCAACCCGGACCGCAGGTCCTGGATGACACGGCCTGAAATCACGCTTGAGACCCTCGATCAGGATCTGACCCGGAACCGGATCGCCACGGATGAAGCGCTGCGGCGGCTCGATGAGCATGCGGTGCTGGTGCAGCGCGCGATCGAGGTCGAGCGGCGGCGGCTGTGGATGATGCTGGCGGGATCGGCCGTCCTGGTGGTGGTCGGCTGGGCGGGGCTCGTGCTGCAGTGGGTGGCGCGGTGACCGGGCGGGCGGTGCGGAAAGGGTGGCCCGAGGAGGAAATCCTGCATGCGCTCGACCTGCGCGACCATGAGGGGCTGAGCTACGGCCAGATCGGCAAGCTGCTGGGGCGGACGAAAAATGCCGTCATCTCGACGCTGCGCGGGGTGGACGGGCCAACGGACAAGCACGACCCGGAGGGTGTGCAGAACGGCACGATGCCGAGGGGATGGTGGCGCAGATGAGCTATCGTGCGATCGACATCGGGCAGCGGGCGGCGCGTCACGGGCATGTCTGTCACAGTCTGCCGCAGTTGCGGTGGGTGGCGATTGCCGATCTCGTGATCGACGAGGATTATCAGCGGCCGCTCACCAAGCAGTCGTGGCGGCAGATCAACCAGATCGCGCAGAAATTCGACTTGGCGCATTTCCTGCCGGTTCTGGTCGCGCCCTCGGCGCTGCCGGGCAAGTTCTCGATCATCGACGGGCAGCACCGGACGCATGCGGCGATGCTCGTGGGCATGGCCGAGGTGCCGGCGCAGATCGTCGATCTGGACGAGGTCGGGCAGGCGCGGGCGTTTTCGGCGGTCAATGGCGTGGTCACGGCGGTCACGGCGGGGCATGTGTTCCGCGCCGGGCTGCGGGCGGGCGAGCCCTGGGCGCTGGCGACGGAAGCGGCGGTGACCAAGGCGGGCGTCCGGCTGGTCGATTACCGCCCGTCGGCCTCGCAGATGAAGCCGGGTCATGTCTATTGCGTGGGGTGGGTGCGTGACGAGGTGAAGGCCGGTCGCGGCGCGCTGGTCACGCAGATGCTCGATGCGCTGCGGCGGTCGAGCGCGGGGGCGGAGGTCTATCCGTGGTCGCGGCCGTTCCTGCGGCCCTTCATGCTTGCGCTGGTCGCGGTGCCGCGGGCGCAGCGGCGCGATCTGGCGGCGTTCCTCGATATGTGGTCGCCCGGGGTGATGGACCGGCAGGCCGCGCGGCTCAAGCGCGAAAGCAAGGACCCCGAGATCCGCACGCGGACGCATTCATCGCTTCTGACCGAGATCATCCAGGCGCGGCTTGCGGGATGGGTCGCGGAGGGCGGTGGCGGGTGAGCGTGCTTGACGCCATCGCCGCGCTCGAGGGCGCGGGCGCGGCCCGGGTGCCGTGGCGGGTGGACATCCTTGCCGCGCTGGACGCGCTCGATGCCGCCGCGCGGCGGCCTGTGCCGGAGCCTCAGCCGGAGCCTGACTGCGAGCCCCGGCGCGAGAGCCTGCGCGCCTTTGTCGCCCGGGTGGCGCATCCTGACCGGATGGCCTGGCCCGAGAGCTGGCTTCGCCAGACCGACAGTCTGGACGGGTGGCGGTGCCGGACGCTCTGGCAGGATGTGCTGCGGGTGAGCCTGATCGATGCCTGCGACGAGGTGTTGAAGGCGTTCCGCAAGCGCAGGCCGCAGCGGCCCGTTTCGTGGGTCGGGACGGCGGATTTCCACGAGGTCTGCGCGCTTGCCGGGTTCGACGGCGAGGCGGTCGCGGCGCGGACGCGGCGCGCGCTTGCGACCGCAGCCGGCGCTCAGGCGATGCGCGACGCGCTCGCCCACAAAGGCAAGGCCGGCGAGCGATGAGCGAGGGCGAGCAGAACATCCGCCGGGCGATCCTGGCCGGGTCCTGCGCGCTCCTGCTCGCCGGGTCTGGCTCGGCGGCGCGGGGGGTGCTGATCGGGCGGCTTGCCGGGCTGTGCCGGCAGGCGGGGAACCTTGCCGATGGCGATCTGGCGCCGGTCGTCATGGCGGCGTCGCGGCTGACGGGGGTGGTGCCGTCGCCCGCGCGCTGGGATGGCGAGGGGCAGTTGCGGCAGGCGCTGGCGCGGTATTTCGCGGGGCAGTCCGATCTTCTGGCGGCAGTCGTCGCGCGGCAGGGCGGAGGCGCGCATGCGTGAGGATCCGCGTCTGGCGCAGGCCAAGGCCGTGCCGATCGTCGAGATCGCCGAGAGGCTGGGCGTGTCCGGCCTCAAGCGGGCAGGGCGCGAGCAGGTCGGGCCCTGCCCGGTCTGTGGCGGGCGGGACAGGTTCGGCATCAATCCGGCCAAGGGCGTGTGGAATTGCCGGCATTGCGGCGCGGGTGACGGGATCGGGCTGATCCGGCATGTGCTCGGCTGCGATTTCCGCGGCGCGCTCGACTGGCTGATGGGGGCTGCGGTCGAGATCGACCCGGCCGAGCTGGCGCGGCGCGAGGCGGAAGCGGCCCGCGCGCGGGCCCGGCGCGAGGCGGCCGAGGCGCGGGCGCGGGCGCGGGCGGTGGCGCAGGCGCGCGACATCTGGCACGAGACGCTGCCTGCGGCGGGCACGGCGGTCTGCGATTATCTGCGGCGGCGCGGCTTGCCCGAGCGGATCGCGGCGGAGCCGCCGCATGCGCTGCGGTTTCACCCCGATCTGCCCTACATGGTGCAGGCCGAGGATGGCAGGTCGTGGGACACGCTGCACCGGGGCCCGGCGATGGTGGCGGGGTGCCTGGCGCCAGACGGGCGGCTTACCGCGGTGCATCGGACATGGATCGATCTGGCGCGTCCGAATGGCAAGGCCCAGCTGTTGCATCGGGGCGAGGCAATGCCCGCAAAGAAGGTCTGGGGGTCGAAAAAGGGGACGGCGATCCGGCTCAGCCATCCGTGGGCCGTGGGCTTTGACACGTTGGTGATGGGCGAGGGGATCGAGACCACGCTCACCGCGATGGCGGCCGATGCCTATCCGGGCGCGGCCTATTGGGCAGGCGTGGACCTTGGCAACATGAGCGGGCAGCGGATCATCCGCGGCGACGGGATGAAGTTCGCGGGGATCCCCGATCTCGAGGATGCGGAGGCGTTCCTGCCGCCGCCCTGCGTGAGATGGCTGATCTTCGTGCAGGATGGCGATTCCGACCCGCAGCTTACGCGGGCCAAGCTGGTGGCCGGCCTTCGCCGCGCGCGGGCGCGGTCGGCCGGGCTGCGGCGGATTTCGATCGTCCATGCGGGGCAGGGGCGCGATCTCAACGACATCGTGATGGAGGCTGGCCATGGCCAAGGAGAGGGACCCGTTCCGTCCGCTGTCGGCCCGGGTGATGCCGGAGGCCGCGAAGTGGAGCCATTCGGGACGCAAGATGGATGACGAGGCGGCGCTGCGCGCGGCGCGCAAGGCCGGCAGCGCGCAGCCGCGCCGGCCGGCAGGCAAGGACAAGGGGACGACGCGATGATCGAGGACGATGACATCCTGCGGGCTGCGGCGGTGCCGCAGCGGCTGGTGCTGCTGGAAGAGGCGATGCGGCTGACCGGTGTCGAGCGGCGCGCGGTTTATGGCGACCCGGTCCTGAACCATGCGCATATCGCGCGGATCTTCAACGCCTGGACGGGCCGGGACCTGACGGCGGCCGAGATCGTGAAGGTTCACATGGCCACGAAGATGGCGCGGATGGCGACCACGCCCGACCACCGCGACAGCCATGTGGACCTGATGGCCTATGCCGGGATCCTCTACGAGTGCGTCCTGGCCGAAGCCGGGGAGGCTGGCGATGACCGATCCGCTTGATCCCGTCCGCCGTGTGATGGAGCAGGTCGAAGACATCGACATGGGCGGGGTCCCTGCCGCGGGCGAGGATGACCCCGGGCCGGAGGGCGAGTGGGTGCCCGACGAGCGGCCCGAGTTCGATGAGGCGCGGCCGGCCGATGACGGGCCGGCTGCTGCGGAAGGGTCGGGCTTTGCCGATGAGGTTCATGCGCAGGCCGCGGCGCATCCGCTCAACGACATCGGCAACGGGCTGCGGTTTGCCACCTATTTCGGCGAGGATGCGCTGCATGTGCAGCGGGTGGGCTGGTATGTCTGGGACGGGCTGCGCTGGGAGCGCGACCGTGACGGGGTGGCGTTCCGGCGCCGCGCGCAGCGGGTGAGCGAGCTGATGCTGCACGAGCTGATGCATCTGGCGCTCGAGCCTTGGGAAAAGGCGCGGATCGATGCGCTGCCTGCGGCGCAGGCAGAGGTCAAGCGGTTGGAGGTTGCTGCCCGGACCCCGGACGATGACGCTGCGCTGGATCTGGCGCGGTCGAAGGTTCGGGCGGGCGAGGCGATGAAGAAGGAGCTGGCGCGGCGGCGCGGCGAGTTCCGGCGGTTCGCCAAGTCCACCGGCAACACCGGCAAGATCGACGCAATGAAGAAGGAAGCCGAGATCGGGCTCGACCGGGATTTCGAGGCGCTGGACGCGGACCCGATCGCGGTCAACACCCTGTCGGGGACGCTCAAGTTTTCGGTGAGCGAGCCGTCCGGCGCGGGCGACACGAAGGTGGCCTCGGTGCGGCTTTGCCCGCATGAGCGGGGCGATCTGTTGTCGAAGTGCCTGACCGTGGCGCATGACCCTGCGGCGCGGGCGCCGATCTTTGAGGCCTTTCTGGCGCGGATCATGCCCGATCCCGGCATGCGGGCCTTTCTGCAGCGGTCCTTCGGGCTTGCCATGACGGCGCTGCCCGAACAGCGGATGTGGTTCTTTCACGGGCATGGGGCGAACGGCAAGTCGGTCCTGGTGGACCTGATGGCCCGGATCCTCGGCGATTATGCCGCCACGGCGAAGATCGAGACGCTCACCGGCCAGTCGCGGCGCGGGGGGTCGGATGCGACGCCCGACCTTGTGCCGCTGATGGGGGCGCGGCTCGTGCGAGCCTCGGAGCCAGAGCAGGGCGAGCGGCTCAAGGAAGGCATCATCAAGGAGCTGACCGGCGGCGAGCCGATCCTCGTGCGGGCGCTTCACACGGACTTCATCGAGGTCAAGCCGGTCTTCAAGCTGTTCCTGTCGGGCAACCACAAACCCGAGATTCGCGGCACCGATGACGGCATCTGGCGGCGGGTCCTGATGGTGCCCTTCGAGGTGCAGATCCCGGAAGGTGAGCGCGACCGGACGCTTGGCGCGAAGCTCTATGCCGAGGGGCCCGGTGTGCTCAACTGGCTGATCGACGGGCTGATCGACTATCTCGAGCGCGGGCTGATGGTGCCGCAGGCGGTGGCCGATGCGACGCGGGCCTATCGGGAGGAAAACGACCCGATCGGGCTGTTCCTCGATGCCTGCGCGGAGGTGACGGGCGATGCGGAGACATTCACTCGGTCGGCCGATCTGACCGATGCCTTCAACTTCTGGATGGCCGAGCAGGGCAGCACGCAATGGAGCGGGCGGCAGTTCCAGCTCAAGCTGCGAGACAAGGCGGAGCGGTGGCGGGACCCGCGCACGGGGCTCAGTTTCAGCGCGGCCAAGCGGTCGGTCTCGGGCTACCAGGGCCTGATGCTGACGTCGGTGTTCCGCAAGCGGATGGATGCCGCGATCCTCGATGGCAAGTGGAAGCGCGCCGCCGGCACGTCCTCGGCCTCGGCCGGCGCGGGGGTGTCGGCGGATGACTTCTGACCGCCCGGACCCCTGTTTCGCCATCCTCGATGGGAGGATGGGGAGGATGTCGGCCTGTCGTGGGAGGATGGTGGGAGGATCGGGGCCGGGGGATTGGCGCGTGAGATCATGGGCTTGACCGGTATCAGGGAGGATAGGGAGGAAGTTTGCGGGGTATCGCGCGCGCGACTGTTGAGGGGGGTTTGGGGGTGAAGTGCCTTCTTGTGCATTACCCTGCATTTATCCTCCCTATCCTCCCTATCCTCCCACATCGAAAAAAAGACATCGAAATAACAGAGGGTTAAGGGAAGCGGTGATCTGCAGTCATGGGAGGATGATGGGAGGAAGTCGGGAATTCAGGGAGGAAGTCTGGACGGGTGGTTCAAGGGATAGTGGTTTGGCGAAAGGCTGGCACAAGATATGGGGAAAGGTGGCGCAATGGCGGTAAGGTGGGCAGGGCAGGCGGTGCGGGCATGGCTCGAGGCGGGCGACGATGCGGTGCGGGCGGTGAAGCTGCGGGCGGTGCCTCCGCCCATGGCCTCTGGCGAGATCGTCGCTGCTCCGGCGCGCGGGCCGCAGGTGGTGGCGCCGCAGTTCGAGACGGTGCAGACGGCTTCGGGCCCAAGGGTGCGTCGGGCAACGCAGGACGGCTTTCATCCGGTGCGCTGCGCCGATGCCTTCGATCGGATGGCGCTGCAGTATCGGCGGGCGGGCGGACGGGGTGCGCTCTTTACCGTGGCGCAGGTCGAGGCGGGGCGGGCCTATGCGGCGCTGGCCGAACGTGTGGCGTCGGAAGGTGTGCGCTGCACCTCCATCGAAGCGGTCGGCGGTGGCGGTGGTGGCGGGCGTGACTGGATGGACGGGGTGCTTCAAAGGTCGCGCAGGCTGGACAGGATGCGGGCCGCGATCCGCGATGTGCGGGACGGTCAGGCTGCAGGTGCGGTGCGGGACCTGGTCGATTCGGTCTGTCTGCAGGGCAGGACGGTCGGGGATGCGATGGTGGCGCGTGGCCGCAGTGCTGCGTGGCGTGACAGGGCGCAGGCGATGGCGGCACTCTGCGAGGCGCTCGACCGGGTGCATGATGTGGCCTGACCGAAAGGGGCTTGACAAAGCCCGGTGCCGGACCTGACAAGAACGCCATGATCTGAAGTTGCGCCCGCCGGGGAGACCCGAGCGGGCGCGGTCGTTGCCGGGGGTCGATGGGCAAGCTCAAGCGACTGCCGCCCGTCCTGCAGCCGATGCCGGTGCGTGTGCGCTATCTCGACACCGGGGGCGAGGCGGCTCGCACTGCGCGGGTGAGCTGGCGGGCGTGGTACAAGACGGCGCGCTGGCAGAGGCTGCGATGGTCGGTGCTGGTGCGGGACCTGTTCACCTGCCAGTGGCCGGGGTGCGGCACGGTCGAGACCGACACGGCGCTGCTGGTGGCCGACCATGTGACACCGCATCGAGGGGATGAGCGTCTGTTCTGGGACGCGGCGAACCTTCAGTGCCTGTGCAAGGCCTGCCACGACCGGCACAAGCAGCGCCTCGAGGCTGGCGGCGGGGCGGCGTGACCCGGCCTCCGGCAGGGGGGGGGTGGTCAAAAGTCTGGAAGCCGGCCGGCGCTAGAC